GCCTAATTCGATTACGGCAGGCGTCGGAACATTGGCGATTAGCGGATATGCTCCGACTATCTCGCAGACGGCCAACCAATCGCTTACGGCTGGCGTTGGATCGGTCGCCATTAGTGGCTATGCGCCAACTGTGGCACGTACAGCCAATCAGGCGCTAACGCCTTCTGTTGGCTCTATATCACTCACAGGATACGCTCCTACTGTAGCGCAAGGCGGTTCAATCAGTCTTACTCCGAGTTCCGGAACGATTGCATTTTCTGGTTACGCGCCTACGCTTGCGCAAACCGCGAATCAGTCATTCGTTCCAAGTGTAGGAGCAATGGCTATTACGGGATATGCACCAAGCGTCACACAAGGAATAACGACAACTATTACGCCAGGAGTTGGTACGCTTGCGATTGTTGGTTATGCACCGACTGTTGTACGCACTGCGAATCAGTTTGTATCGCCAAATGTCGGCAATATGTCGATTGCAGGCTATGCGCCTGTTATTGCGCAGACTGGACATAAATCACTAACGCCGAGCAATGGCTTTTTGTCGATTATTGGCAATGCGCCTAGCGTAGTGCAATCGGCGCATAAGGATATTCATCCAAGCGCCGGTATTCTGTCGATACTTGGTTATGCCCCAATGGTAAGGCAGGCATCAGTGAGTATCCGGCCAATTGACCCGATGTATAATGAGCTATTGATTGATGCAACATATAGCACTATTGATATAGACAGCGAATATGATGTGATGGATATTGAATCGGATTATTATGGCATCCCAGCTTGAGGTTTTGCGCTTAGTAGCGCCTGAATTCGCAGCAATTTCTGATACTGATGTCCAAAGCTTTTTGGACATGGCACCATTGTTTATTGATCCAATGCGCTATCCAGAGGCTAGCCGTGGTTTGATATTGGTGTATCAGGCGTGTAGCCTTATGTATCGTCAGGGGTTGTCTAGCGGCTCTATTTCAGGCGGTTCAGGCGGTTCTACTTTGACGCGTGAGAAGGAAGGCGATCTTGAGCGCGCATGGGGTAAATCCTCAAATAAATCTGCTGACTCCAAGTTTGGCGAGCGCAACATTTATGACATTCAGCTTGACCAATTGACGCTTGGCGTTGACGGTGCGCCGATCATGACGCGCTATGGCGAAACGATCCCACAAGGCATTGAGGTAACGCAAAATGGCCTCCAGAACAACTGACCGAGATTTAGGTTTAAAGAAATTCATTCGACAGCTTCAGGTAGCTAAGGTTACTGAGGTTGTCGTAGGCGTTCAACAAGGCGCTGACAATGATGGTCAACAGATTGCCGAATACGCTGCATATAACGAGTTCGGAACGGAGAGTATTCCTGAGCGTTCGTTCATGCGAAGCGCATTCGATGAGAACTTGGCAGAGCTTAAGCAAGACATGGATACTCAGTACGGGCGTGTGCAAGCTGGACAAATCACGGTTCGCACTGCTTTAGGATTGGTTGGGTTGCGTCATCAGGACCAGATTAAGAACAAGATTGATACGAATATTCCGCCACCTAATTCGCCTGTGACGATTGCTAAAAAAGGCTCTAGCCATACGCTTATAGACACTGGCGCTATGAAGAATTCGATTCACTACATCATGCGAGCGGTTAGCTAATGGGATTCAGGAAGCCACAAACGATTAACCGTGAAGCGGCTGGGTCTTACGTCAATGGCGTATGGGTTCCAGGTGGTCCAAGCACGTTCACAATTCAGGCGAGCGTGCAACCCGTCACTGGCGAGGATCAGTTGGTGCTTCCAGCAGGTAAGCGTCTGTCTGACTACGTAAAGGCTTACACCGTCACCGACTTACAAGTGTTGGATGAGGCAGCAGGATTGCAACCTGATAAGCTGACGTGGCGTGGCAATGAATACGAGTGCATTTCTGTTGACGTTCGCCAGATGGATGTTATCAGACATTACAAATACATTTTCTCTAAGGTCACGCAATGACGAGCACTATCGACGCAACAAAGCCTATTACTGGCAATCCTACTACTCAATCTGTACGGGATAATTTTGCATCTGCAAAAGCAGAGATTGAGTCATTGCAGCTTGCGCGAATTTTCCGACTTGCCCACGTCGCGCCAACTGTTGAGATTTTCCAGCAATGCGCAGTGAATGATGTTGCGCAGGTTGTGCAGTTTAATCAGCAGACATTCAAAAATCCAAACGACAATTCAGTCTATGAGCTTGATGTCGGCAATAATGAAATTATTTTCCATCAGACAGGCTGGTATAGCTTCTCCGTGTCGATTCACATTGATCGAAAATCCACCAGTGGCGCTGATGCTACATGGAATGCATGGAGCCAGTTAAAAGTACCTGCCGGTGTATTTGTTGATTTTCCTGATTCGCTTCGCAAGCGAACGATTCCTGCAAGTTTGGCTATTCAAAGTCAATTTGTTGGATTGACGACCATTTCGCGGATTACTGTTGCCGATAGCCGTCTTCGCATTGTGCAAGCGTGCAGTGACGTGACTAAACAGATTGGTGTTGTTAGCTATCCGCCAGTCGGAATTTACCCTAGCGCGCCTGGAATTATTATGTGCCTTGATAAACTTGGAGACTTGTGATGCCTGAGAAGCTTATGCAATGCGTTGTAAAGGGCGCTAAGGGCTGGAAGTCTGGCCCTGAAGGTACTTGCTACACTGGAGACGGTGGACGCGCACAGGCCGTTAAACAAGGTCAGGCGATCAATATTAATCAGGGCCGCAAAGCTGGCAAAGCTTGGGCTAAAAAACTTCCAGCGCCAAAATGACGATTGAAACAGACATCTACGATGTGCTCCAACCGATCATTGGCGGGACACTCATATGGATGGACCAAAACGCACCACGGCCAGAGTTGCCATATACGGCGATGAAGCGTAGTGCGCGCCGTCGCGTACATAAGGATCGATATTCGGACGTTGACGACGCTGGTATTCAAACCGTGGCCGGTGACCGTGAATTCACGCTATCCATTCAGCGTTATCAAGCTTATGGTCCGGACAGTGTGATGAAGGCATTGGAAGATGTGGTTGATAAACTACAGCTTCGGACGAATATTGATGCGCTTTTGGCTAAAGGATTGGCCGCATTTGATACAGCGCCAGTACTAGATATTTCTGCATTGCTCGATAAAACTCAAATTGAGAAACGGGCGAATGTTGATGTATTTTTCCGATATCGGAGCAAATTGACTGATAACGTTGGATTGATTGAAACGGTGAATGTAACTGGAACGGATGATGGTGTAGGATCGCCCGTCTACACCATCGTTGCTACTGTATAAAGACTTTTCGGCGGGACCATCGGGCAATGGTCATTCGGTTGCAAGCCTAGCCGAAAAGCATGTCTATTTTACACTGCGACAACAGTTGCTTTTACAGATGCACTTGCAACATTTGTAACTGCTGACAAAAGCAAATCAGTGGAAAGCAGATTGACGGATGCACGTTGAACAAGCCTAAAGCTAAAGCCAGTTGTCGAGCTTGATACCTTTTGCCAGATTTGATTATTGGCAGTGGGCGCTTCCATATGAACGTTTGGCGTAGCAGGAAATGCAACGCCATATGTCACAGTGAATAGGCCATTGGAGTCAGTGGTTCCGCTATAGGTATCAACACGCTTTGCGTCTAGCCCTGCTGGACCTTGCAATCCTTGGAGTCCTTGCGATCCCTGAACCCCTTGGATTCCCTGCGCACCATTGGTCCCATTAACGCCTGGATCGCCTTTAGGACCTTGCGGACCAAGAGCATAAAACAACACCCAGCTACTATTTACATAGCGATATAGGATTCCATCGGATCGAACATATACATTCAATTCTTCAGGTGCGCCTAGTGTTGCCAATTGGACCGGCGTTACATCAGCAACGATAATGTAGTCTGACCCCATGTAGTTTTGGATTGATTGAATCGTGTACGAAACCCCGCCAATAAGCCGAGTAGTCATATTTAAATCTCCGGTTTTGCCCTTTCGCCCGATATAGCGATTATCTATTAAAATGCATGTATAATCCATTTACCTAATTACCACTACATAGGAACCCCGAAAAATGGGCAATCTTTCCGATATTTCAAACGTCAGTATTGCGCTGCAAACTGCTGCCGTTCAGGGTTCCGACTTCGGCACCCAGCTTATTGCATCGCCTCACGCATCTTTTGAGGAACTGACGCGAACTTACACCACTTTCGATTCTACGAATCCTGACAATCTTCCTGCTACCACGCTTCGTGCTCTGCAAGATGCATTCGCACAGATTCCACATCCGCCACGCGTTAAGGTTGGTCGTCTGAGTGTTGACAAGGTGGTTATCTCGCCAGTTGACGCTGTTGCTGCCGCTGTATATTCGCTCAAGATTCACGGCACGCTGATTAGCGTAACGGCATCTGGTTCTCCAACCACTTCGACTATCGCAACGCAGCTTGCCAGCGCGATTAACACTGCGGCACTGGGCGTTACTGCAACGGCCGTAGTTGGTACGGTTGAACTGGTCTTCACGGCTGGAGTTAAGGCGATTACGAACTTCGTCAAGGTTCAATTTGGTGCGATTACGCCATCGGCAACTGTCGGAATCGTAGCTACTGACTTGGGCGCTATCGCTGCCGCCGATCCACTGTGGTACATCCTGAACATGGTAGAGCGCACTGCCGCACGTGTGACCGATGCAGCAGCATGGACCGAAACGCAAGACCGCATGTTCGTTACCGCATCGGCTGATGCAAACGTGGCTGTTAGCGGATCGACTACCGACATTGCCTACCTGTTCAAAGCAGCGAACTACCTGCGAACTGTCGTGCTGTATTCCGGCACTGCTGCAACCGAGTATCCAGACGTTGCATGGGCTTCGCGGATTCTTACTATTCAGTCTGGCGGCGACGACTGGGCCAATAAGCGCCTTTCTGGCGTGACTTCGGACAACCTGTCGGCAACCCAGCGCGCCGCTGTTCTGGCTAAGAATGCAAACACGTTTGAGACGTATAGCAATCTGTCGCTGACCAATACCGGAAAGACATCCGGTGGCGAATGGGCCGATGTGATCCGATTCCGCGACTGGTTGAAATCGACCATTCAAACGGATCAAGTCACGCTGTTGGTTAATCGCGACAAGATTCCATACACTGACCAAGGTTTGCAGATGGTTGGCGGCGTGCTGCGCGCAAGTCTGCGAGAAGGCCAGCGTGTTGGCGGTATCGCGCCAGATGAAACCAATGCAAGCGGTGCGCCGCTTCCAGGGTTCAACATGACCATTCCTCTGGCTGCGAATGTGTCGCCCGCAACGAAGGCTACGCGCATTGCTTACCTGTCGTTTAATGCGCGAATCGCTGGTGCAATTCACATGACTAACATCACTGGCACTTTGGCTTATAGCCTGGGCTAATAGGAGATAATAAATGAGTGCAGGTGACTTCCAAGGTACTTACAGCGCCGAACAGGTTATTGTGACTGTCGGCAATGTGATTGTTAGCGGTTTT